GCCGTTACGTAGACGTTGGGTTGTAATAGTAACCGAAGCACCTACAGACTCATTGGTTGGAGTCTTGGATGCGTCCAGTGGAACTACTTCAATGGTCCCCGCTACTACAGATGATACAAAAAACAAACCGTTGTTATCTTCGTCGGCAAAACCCTGGACATTGATAATATCATTTACGTCTAAAACAGCAAACCCAGAACCGGAATCTGTTATAGAATCGGGGCTACCCGTTACATAAGCTAAGGTAATTTCCGCTATAGAAACTGCTGTTTCCAGTGTATTACGAAAACAACCCTCAATTAGTTCGTCATATAGACCAAAACCAACTTCGCTGTTAAATCCACCCTGCGGAACCAAATCTGTGCGAATCAGATCAGGTACGTTGCCGTCAGAACGAATGATTTGTGACTCGACACTTTCCGCTGCACCTTTTAAACTTTCACCAGTGATAGGTAAAGGAGTAAGATTCCCAGCAGGTGTCGTGCCAGCAGTGACCTCTTTGATAAAAGAGACTTGAACTCTATTGCTGTCAGACATTTTTACGACCTCCTATGATCGTTGGGATTGCAAAATCAACCGCATTCAGTGTCTTTTCCATCATTCTCTCGCCTTTAGACGACCACCCATCTTCAAGCGCTTGCATGTAGTCTAGACCGGACGACACAAATACTGCTATGAACTCCTCATTTTTACCCCTTAACGAAGGGGGAGTGGGTTTGGAGTAGCTACCCACACTTGGTACCGCATAATTTGGCACATTGTAACTGAAATTCCACGATGCTTGTGCTCGTCCTGATAAACGAGGTGTAAAATCAACCACCATCGTCCATATGAACAAACCTATGTCATCAGATACTCCAGATACCTCTTCTTTAACATAATCACTAAAATTAGCCAATTGAGCAGAAAATACTGCAACGGACTGAGCGGTATTTTTAAGGGCCATTATGCCCATTATACCGCTTCCTTATCATAGTAATAGGGTATAGAAGCAGCTACTTTATAACGTCGGGTATCTTCACCTTCCAAAGTAGCCGCCCCAATATCTCTAATGTTGCTGCCGTAACAAACTACGCCACTAAAACTTTGGTTATTAAATATATCCCCAACTGCTTCGGCATGGGTTATAATCACCCTGTTACCTCCGCCGATCGGAGCAAACAGCTCCATCAATATTAACCCAACCCTTCTAGACTTTATTGCACCCAAAAATGGGTTAAGAGATATAGTTGGATCAATGTATAGTTTAATAAAACTTGACGATTCCGCCTCTCTAACAACTGGGGCATTTTGCCTTATTATTTTTAGTCCACCCGCGTATTCGGCAGTTAACCGCTGTTCAATAAACTTGTTAGCGTCAGATTGATTCACCAGTATTCCTTATGTGAAATTCCCTGATAGCATCACTAGGCACCCTCATAGGTTTAATTACATCCCATTTAATGCCCGCTATATCAAAGTATTCAGGAGCCGACACTTTGACCAAGAACCTGCTCTCTATCAGTACCATTTGATCTGTAGAAAAGTTAGTTTGGTCAATTACCTCATTAGATTCAAAATCATATAACAAGGCTTCTATATCCTTATCCGATAATGTTGGCTTGGTATATAACCCTGTCTCATCATCATATACAGGGTCGCCATTAAGCATATACGCTGTAACCGTAGTCTTTAAGTCACCAGCCGCAGCCATAGCCGATTTCGCCGCACCGACTAAGACATTGGATAAGCCCATTACCCTCTCTCCATCCTAACTGTATGATATAAGAAGGGATTTACCATTGACATCACGGACTCAAGAATAGACACCGACCTATCAGCGGGATTGATTTGCAGAGTAATAGGGCCTACTTTAATCATATGGTATCCCTTGGTATCCGCATCACGAGTAGTATCACTTATGATCAGTAACCAAGCCATTTCGGATGTGGCATCTTTAAGCCACTGAGGTATAATATCATAATCATAGTAATCACTTTCACGATTATATACATCATACCTAGGCCAGCGCAGGGCCTGGACATTCTGATCGGAAGCGTTTCCTACCCAATCAAGATTGTCCAATAACCGAGTAGCCCACTTAAGGGCTTTTTCTTTGTCAGGCGGATCAGCGTCTATCCACTCGTCATTATGTAATCTAGCATTGTGATAGACATCAGCTTCTGCCACGGTTAGGTAGCTATCAGAAGCTGCTCCACCAACTGTTGCGTCAAGAGACATGATCTATTACTCATCGAGTGGCGGTTTGGTTTTCGCGTTCTTACGTTTCTGGGCGATTTTGGCTCGCTTCTCAATATTTTCCGCGTTTTTTGCTGCGGCATCGACCAGTTTACGTTGATCTTTAGCCGCTTTAACAGCCTTAGCCTCGTCCTTGTCACCGTGCTTCTCACCAATTCTGGTCCAATCCGAACCGAGATTAACACCTGGAATTGAACCTAAGGCCCAATCGCTTTCGTTAACAATCATTACTCCATGTTTCGGATGTTTAATTTTTACTGTAGGTACTCGCATAATCCTCTCTCCGATAAGTGGAACCCCCCATTACAGGGGGTTCCTGTTCAGACTGACGCGATGTTAGCCCAGAACACGGGGTGCAGCATATGGTCTTGGAAGACCGCAGCCATAAAGAACATCAAATTCCCACACAACCGCTTTGTGAACGCGGGAGACTTCCAGCCTCAGGCTAATGCCTGTATCGGGATCAGTTGCGGAAATGATCTTGCTACCAAGAGCAAGAGCGATGGTATTTTCTACCAGAGGACGATTCGCAAACGCGAACGCTTCACGGTGGAACGCCAAGTTAACGACGTGAGTTGCTACCAACGTTAGTGTTTCACCACCAGCGGTTGCAACTTCCAATCCAGGCTCAATACTGATATTACCAGTTGTAGACGCACCAATTGTAGCATCGGCGGTAACAACATATTGCTGAGTTTGCCCTGAGATAGTGATAAGATCACCTTCAAGCAGATTAATCGCATCGCCAATGCCAGTTGTCATGTTGATTACTTTCTCACCAATAGGCTCAACAGTAGTCACAGTAACAGCGGCAGCCACGGTAATACTACCCGCAGTATGCGTCAGCACAGCGTCATCAGTCAGGTTATCAAAGCCGTATTTACGACCAACTTCACCCTGAATTTTAACAGCGCCACCGTCAGCAGTTTTCTCTGCGTCAGCAAAGGTTGACAGCAACAATGCATTTGCCTCTGCATCATAGTCCATAACGAAACGTCTGGATGCTTTCGGGGTCTGGGTCTGATTCAGTTTTTTACGTGCAAGAACAATTTCAGACGCTGTTGACGCGAACGGAGTTGTTGCCGCTACACCTACATGATTGTACACGCCTTTATACTCAGCATGAAGCTTAGCATTAACATCACCAGCTAGAGCACGAATTGACTCGTGAACATGCATCGGCATAAAATGACGGGACTTGTCAATTTTGACCATCTCGTCATCTTTCAGATGGAAAGCTGATTGACGCCAATTGGCTAGGGTGATTTGCACCAGATCGGGCGCACCATCAACAAGTGACGGTTTGGTATTCGACGGCGTTACATCAGTTACAGCCTGTGCAACTGAAATCGGGATGTCGATCGTCTCGCCTTTTTTCTTTGCTTCTGATCCATAGTCGCGATTAACGACACGGGCCATTGTTACCTGCTCCCGAAATGAAAGCAGACCACGCGCAAGAATTTTGGGCATGATATTTGTAAGTACGTTTGACACGATGGTATTCCTCCATTGTCGGTTAAATATAAGTTAGGTATTTTACCGCGTCGCGGCTTAGAGCAGGGCGGGAAGCATCGCTCCCCTGTTATTACATGTTTTCGACTGTAGCCTTACCTTCAGCAATATCTGAAAGATTGCCACTAATCGAATCATGGCTTGCGCTGTCCAAAACACGCACTCCGTCGCCACTTGGCTTACGACGGTGATCACTCGGACCACCTGTGCCACTCTTCGGTGTTGCTTCAAACGCCAAACCGAATGTGTCATCCGCTCGCATTTCCTCAACTAAATCATCAATAGTAAAATCACGGGTCTGTCCATCGGCAATTGCTATTCTAGCATTACCGTTATGGTCCAAAACGTTGACAGAATATTCACCGGCATCGTTTTGTATAACCTTACATTGAGTCTTTATATGAGGGAGGAGAAGCTTCGCCTCTCCCTTAGCTTCGGAAAGTGCTGCCATGGCAGTGGAATCAACCAGTAGTCCTTCAATTGCCTTATTCAGGCCCTCGATGGTGGTATCTTTTTCGCCAAGAGCAGTTTCGAACTGTGCCTTATGAGTTGCTAAGCCCAACTTCACCTTCTCAGACACTTCAGCATCAGGATCAGCAGATTCTAACTCAGTCAATTTAATAAGGCTAGCTTTCACCTTGGATGGGTCTAGCTCTCCCCATGCATTGAGCTTATCCTTATTGGATTGTAGCGTCGTCTTTTGCGTTTGGAGAGTATTACGTAAACCTGTCAAATTTTCGAGGGCAAAACCTTCAGTTTCGACCACGTCTAAAACGAATCCGCCGTCATCCGGTAAAGCACGATATTCACCGTGTAAAGATTCGTCAACTTCGTCTAATACTTTGATTAATGCTTTAAGGGCCATCTTTATTCCTTTATCGGGTTACTTCGCGTCAGTTCAGGCCCGATTATAACATACCGACCCATCTAACACACAATCCCCCCGCTCACAGAGGGGAGAGTGGGAGTAGAGACGGGGTAGACGCCGCAGAGGGAGGGGTCGTCCGTGATGCTCGTCCATAGCATAGGTGCATAGATAGCTGTTCGGGGGCCTGACGGCTTCCCGTGGCCTCCGGTTAGCTAAATGGCACCTTCATCATCAGGGTCTTCATCTGGTTTACCCTCCTCTGCGGCAATCTTTGACGTGGCTTCAACCAATTCAACTGATCTGGTGTGTTCTTCCTCGTCTTCCATAACTAGTAACGCAACCTCGGCCTCAAGATTGAAATCGTCAGCAAATACGCCACGACGCTCAACTTCACGGAGGAAACGTTCCTTGGATATATCATTGGTTTGTCTGGAACGGAGAAGTATATCAAGCTCTTCCCGTTGTTTGATTGTAACACCGAATTCCTTAGACATCGTAACGG